ATAGCTTATCAAACAGCTCAGCTCTTATTGAGTCAGTGAGTGTTTCACCATCTTTGATGTAGACTGTCTTAGAACGGGAGGTCATCGTCTAATTCTATTGGTTGTGTACTTGGCTGTGATGGCTTAGATCCTGTTACCTCAATTTTCCATGCATCAAGAGTATTGTAATACCTACCATTGAACTCCCTGCCTCTCACATTGTATGAAACTTCCACTTGCTGACCTACACCCAATGACTCTAATACAGCCATCTTGTCGTTGACTGTTTGGAACAGTATATCCTGTGGATACTTTTCATCTGGGGTTGTTACCACAAACTCTCTCACTGAGAACTTGTCACTGATCACTTTGATCGGATTGATGAGCTTGATAGCTCCTTTGATTGTTGAATCTGACATTTTTTATTGTTTATTATTAGTATCTAAGGCTTACTTTGTTTCTACTCTTGTAATTATAAATATTTTCAATAAGTGTTATATATTGTTCAATTGTTTTTTGTTTTTTTAATTCCGTTGGTTGTAATTCAAGTTTACTTATAAATTGATTAAAATTAAAATTCTTATTTAAAAATAATGTAATCATTGCAGAAACAAATGAATTACTATTATAAGAATCAAAATATGGATATATCATTCTAATTTTATTTGCCCAATCTTGAGCTATATTTATATCATTATTTTTCCAAGTACCTTGCTCAAATATTTGTGCAGAACCACCTAATGTAACTCTTCTATTTTTACTTAATTGACCGTGTTTTGTTCTTGACTTTGAACTTGATGTATTTTGACAAAAAGATATACAACTTGATAAATTAAAATAATAATTCTTTTTATAAAAATCTCTTAAAATAATATAAGGTTCAATACCTAAATTTGCATATCCTTCAAGATAATCAGAAATATTCCAATTTTTTTGATTAAGATTTAATGTGTGAACTTCATTTAATGAATATCCATTTACAATAATGTAATAAACAAACGATTCGGCTTCTTTAGCAGCCATCAAACGATGTTGACCGTCAATCACTTCCATCTTTTCATTTACTAAAATTGGATTGCATTTCATTCCATAAACACGAATTGAATCAGCTAACCGCTTAATGTGTTGTAAGTTTGGAACTCTGTTACCATCAATAGATTTGAACATTGACAAATCATTTGTTTTGTAAACCTTGTTTACTTCTGTTTTTAGTTGCACGTGGGTACTATTATTTCCCATTGGTGCTGTTGTTGTGTTGAACATAATTATTTATTATTTAATTCATTTACATATTGAGCATAATATTCAGAGCATGCTATTAATCTCTCTTTTATCTGTTCCTCAATGACTGTATCTCTCTCATATCTTAACACAGTTACCCTATGGTGTGCAGGTATGTGCTTGACTTTATGAATTGATTTGTTATCCCAATCAGTGAGCAGAGTATCATCTGTATCATACATGGTGTACACTAACTCAAATGATGGCCTATCATACAGCCACATGTATGCTCTACCCTGCCACTCATAATCTGAGTTCTCACCTTCGGATGGTGTTGCCGGGAAGGTTTCTAATGACCAGGAGCTCTTAATGTCAATGATTACCTCATCAAGTAAGATATCACAACACCCTGACATGAGGTCATTAGTTACTCTGATTGTGTTCTTAATGTACTTTTTAGTGAAACGAACATCATTGAGTAAGTCAATACCATCCTGCTCCCAATCAGTTCCTTTAATCATTGGCTTAGTCTTAATGTCTGAGCTGTATCCAAAAAAGTCCTGTTTTGCAATTTTTCTAATCTCAGACTTAGCAGTCTCAGACAAGAGCTCAGACTTACTCCTGGAGTTAGTCATGAGCTTACCTAATTGTGATGGCCTCCATTTCATAGTTGTGCCTCCTGTTCTTTGGTTAGATAGAACTTAGCTTTGAGCTCCTCAACTGTGAACTCATTAGCCTTAATCTTAGCAAGAGCATTATTGAAACGTTCAGTTGACAATGACTCTTTTTTAGTCTCAGTTGGTTGGTCCTTAGATGCCTGTTGACCATCATCATCCACTGCCTGCAATGAGAGAGCACTTTGAAGGGTGTAACGTCTGTAGTAAGTGATTGCACTACCCATTTGTTGTGGTGTGATACCTTGAGGTAAGTCCATACATGACTCGAGCATTACACCTGAGTCAATATCTACTATTTGAGTGCATACACTATTACCTTGAATAGGTTGAATAAGTAGCAAGCCATTCTCTAAGAGTACAGGCTCAACAGTGCTAAGGATAGCATTAAGGTCAGCGTACTTTGAGTGATGGCTCATAGCGTTCTTAGTTACCTTACCAATGGCTAACTTTGCCCGGTGTAGTTTTTGATGTAGAGTGAGTGTATTACTCAACTCATTCAGCTCCTTGATTTTCTCAGTAGCTGTTTTGATTTCTTTTTCCATACTGTTTTTATTTATTGCATCAAAGTTAATAAAAGATTGCATAAGTACAAAATAAAAGTTATTAACAATTGTATGTTAACTCCTCACCTGTGAGTGCAAAGTATAGGTTTTCAAGTTGGTGAACGTATTGATTATTACCTATTCTTAATACATGACCATCAACTTTAATTAGAAAATAATTAAAAAATCCTAACTCAACACCAAAATCACCTTTCATAAATACTCTATCAGTAACTTGTTTGAAACCTAATTTTAATAATACATTCTCATCAAGCTCAAGAGCCTGATAAAAGTCATCAATTTCATCATCTAATAAGCTCTCAATATCCTCTAAGTTAATGAGTCCTATCTTATAAGTTCCATCACCTAACTCAATCTTATATGAGTTACCTAATCTAATTTCATGTGAGTCTAATGTCATAATTTAATCTATTTCATTATTAATCCCCTTCATAGGGTGTTTATATTTCTTTCTAAGATGTTTCAATTTTACTTTGAACTTTGGCATTTTTAGTTTGATTCTCATAGTAGTTCTATTTCTTGTTTGACATCCAGCAGCCATTGATGAGCCAGGCTACCCTCATTGATATACAATGCATTTCTAAAATCAAGCATCTCATCAACTGCAATTAAGGCACATCCTTTTGCCTCCTCTATATCTAATCTTTCATCAGTTATCTCAAAAAATATTTGCTTTTGAAATTTATCAACTAACTGTTTTGCTTTTTCTTTTGGTGTCATATCCCTAATGTAAATTGTTCATACCACTCAACAAAACTATCAAAGTCTCTCACAATGATATACACACCTCCTGCCCTTTCAATGGAGGCTTGATATTCCTTTTGCACATCTGACTGTCTGTCTTTTCCATATTTTATCTCAATCTTAACTGACCGCCCTCTGATCGTGGCAGAAATATCTGCAGTTCCTTTGGTTGACTGTCCGGGTGTCCATTTTCCCGGCAACTGTTTTGTGTGTGCCATGATGCCAGATCCAACCTGTATCTTTGCTCCTTCCCTGTACTGACCTTGTGAGCTTATTCTCTCAGCTTGACCGCCCATGAACTGTATCCATGCAATGACACACTTTGTCAAGGCATTAGCAGAGTTATCTGTCCAATCAGTCTTAGGGATGTATGCCTCTGGCATGTTTGGGTACTTAAGTTTCAACTGCTCCATCATAAGAGCATTGAGTTTGTCTTTGTTAATTCGTTTCATGATAGTTTATTTAAAGGTTTCATTATAATAATTATCAAATGTTTCAGCTAATGGTTGCAAATCAAATAAAACACCTGTGCCAATTTCTTTTAATCTACCATTTAAAAATGCTTTACCAATCTGTTGCTTTTCAATTTCTTTGGCTTTTTCAAACACTGGATTAAAATCAAAGTTTTCATCGTGTACCGTAAATAATTCTTGTATTAAGTAATCTACTGCTGTTTTCATATCAAAATGGTGTTTCTGTTTTTACTTCAATATTATCCCACACATCCTGTGGTGGTTTAGGTATGCCCTCCTTTTCAAATTCAATCCATCTTAAATTATTTGTTTTACCTTCAAATACTTTCAATCCATAATTAGCTCCATAGATAGTAAGCCATGATGTAAAACGTCTCTTTGACATCTTTTGCCAATCAGTGTACTCATTAATAAAATTATTGAATAACTCATCTTTGTACAGCCTTGTATTTATAGGTAGATTATCATCATTTGACCACTCATAGAACTCATAAGATGTCTCTTTAATGAACTTCCTTGACTCAAGGTTATTAAAGTCATGAGATACAAGTCCATTCTTAAGATAGAATTGGCAACAATTAATCATGAAGTTATCAAACCTCATCCATTCAACCTCATCCCAGTCATCAAATAGCATGTGCCCAAACTCATCAAGAGGAGACTTATGGTGTCCGAAATAATCGGACATCTCAACTTCAAACTTTCTACGATCATGAGAGCCACCAACACCGCCAAGTGTGTAATTAGTTGTGATTATTATTTTAGGTGATTTCTGTACAGGTAATTTAACAGCATCCTGCCCTTTATATTCAAGAGTTATTCCTTCTGTAATCAAACTAAATAGATTCTCAAAGACAAAGTTCTTTTTAACATCATCAAACACAAGCAATTGAGTATCTGTTGAAACTGTTTGATAAGGAAATGACTTTGTAAACTCAAATGTTTTACCATCTATTGATGCCACCTTTTTTAGTTTAGCAAGAGCATTCCAAAACAATCCCTTACCACTTCCACCATTAGGATTCTCAGAGATAGTTTGATCATTGAATATGATAGCTTTGTTATTTGCTGAGGTCTTAAATGAATGCATTAAATACCCTATTACTGACTTAAAGGATCTGTATTTATTGTCATCTTGACCTGCTATGAGCCAAAGAAATTTTCTAAACTCAGAGTCATGGTGATCGTGTTTAGTAAATTTTCTATCAATAATTTGTTTCTTCCATACATATCCATCAACATCGATGTACTCATGCTCAACAATAGTATTCTTAGTTACCTCAACAGTACAGTTATTATAATACAAATAACACTTATCAGAGGTATCCTCAAGCATGTTAATATCTGTTGTGTCAAGCATTGATAAGAACTCAGGAGAAAAATACTTTGTGCTCCCGGCCATTAGATCATAAGGTTGATAACCTATCTCAGTTCTTTGCAATAGACTATTAAGAACAAAATCTTTGATTCTTTTTTCATTTGTCTCCTCAACAAGATTCTGTTCTTTTTTTATAAATGAATAGGTATTACTATTGGAAGGAAAGTACTTATAAAAATTGTTCTGTTGTAACCAAAACTTAAATTGATGGATGCTAAGTTGTATCTTATTTTGCTTTGTATATGTCCAAAAGTCCTCAATGTTACCTGTCTCTTTGATTGCATCGACAACAGATTCAATTTCAGACTCATTGAAGTCAGGGAAGCTCTTTGCTATGTCTTTTGTTTTTTTACCGGATCTTACTTGCTTTTCAATTTTATGCCTGGTATCATTATCCTCAAAGAATTTAGTTCCAAATTGAGCAACTCTTTTATAAGCTGAATTTATTATTTTATTTATCTCATTCTCTTTGCCTCCCTCATCATATCTAAGTAGCATGTTTTGACACTCACTTTTGTTGATGCCAAAGTCATTGAATGCAATGGCTAACTTGAAAAGGTTATTATTCTTTTGACCTTCAATCATTCCATACTTTTTATCCCACCACTTAACAAGATTTTCAATGATACGATTATCAGACTTAATCGGAACCACAACATCAATAGAACCAATATCCTCAAGTTCTGGCTCCTCAATTTTATCCCATTGAATTGAGTCAATATTTACATACAAATCTGGATCATAAGATTCATAACAAAATCTATCTATATTGCTGCCGCTATTATCCCAATACTCTGAGTCAAAATAATTAGATAATGAATTGAAATATCCTTTGTGATCTCCTTCCGTTGGTATCTTAACAAGAGCTTTGACTCCTTTACCTGATGGACTTATCCAAGCTGAAAAAATGTACTGATCTTTTATGATTTCAGCTTTGAATTGAACAGCCTCAGCCATACAACTCATATTATCAAAGTCCAAAATTATTAATCCTGACCTTTTATCTATGCCATTAATACTCCTCTTGGTGAATGTTCCATTGAAACACACCCCGGGAAGTTGCATTTTATAAGGATTCTGCTCATTTTTTGTAGGCAGTGATCTTATTGTTTCAACTAACTCCTTTGATTTTCCTGATTTTATCCTATCTAAACAGAATAACACATCTCTGTTAAATGGGTTGGTGGTCTCAGTAACCTTTTTAAAAATAGATACAATCATATTAGAACTGTTTTTTATACACTGTTATAATAAAATAAGGGGAAAAGGAACAGTGTAAACCTTTTACTGGGCAGCTAACCACAAACCCCTGAGCAAAGTTAATAATAATTTTCATATATGATACAAGTACATAGTAATTTTTTATAAGTACCTTGATAAGTACCTAAAAAAACATAGTATTTATAAGGGTTTGAATGACATTAGGTACATAAGTACACATTGAAACCCGTTTTTTTAAAAAAGTGAAATTTATAAAAACAGTAAAAAAAATAAATATATATAGTATAGAGAGAAGTTATAAAGTACCTAAGTACCTGAGCACAAAAAAACCCTTCCAGCAGTGCCAGAAGGGTCAAACAAATAATTAATCAAAACAGTATGGACTACAAATTTAATTCTTTGTATAGATTATTCTTAATTCTGAATTTAATTTTTCGTAATTGTTTTAAACAAAAACAGTTCATGACATCATCAACAAGGTTATGATCTTCATTATAATTCTCAAAGATTAACATTAGCTCCTCAATATAGTCAAGGTATATTTTATCCTTAATTGAGATTAGATCATGGTGAGTCTTAAGTCCATGTATCACACTTGCATGATCTCTGTTAAACATTGCTGCTATCTCATACAGTGTAAGTCCTTCCTCTCTGAGTAGGTTGTAAAGATAGAAACGTTTGTAAGTGTAGTGTCTATATCTGTGGCGCGCTTTGAGGTTGTTATCCTCAATGTATTGTATTATGTCAGTCATTTTTCGTTAAAGTAATTATAAATTAATCCTATTCCAATTATTAAAAATCCCATTGCAAAAGTAAATATTGCCATTTTTGCCTCTTCTGCCATGTTATTCTGATTTATTAATTAAACCTATATCCTTCAAATACTGATCATGTTTCTCTGGAGTGTCTAATCCATCTGGCATTCCATACTTATCCATTCCTATTGCTATGCGAATAGCTCCTCTAATGACTGAGTCTGGGTGTATTGAGTTACCATTTTGCAGCATTACCTCTATGCTTTCAAGTAGCTGTAGCATTTCTAAGTTTTGTTTTTTAAGTTCTTTCATGTTAACTAAATTTAGTTGTGTAATAAAGTGCTTTTAATGCTAATACTAATCTTATGGGGTTTCTAACTATCATTTTTCTATTCTTATTTTATTAAACTTATCTTTTATTATCTTGTATCCAAGTGATTTATATAGACTTAGATATCTATATACTGTCCTTTCAGTAACATTGAGATATCTTGATATGGTAGTAATACTCCTGGGTTTATCTTGTAACATCTGCATGAGTCTAATGCACCTATACATCTTAAGTTGATTCATACTCTCTCAATTTTAATGATTAGTTTCTCCCAAAGGTTGCTCATCCTTCGAGCCTCCCATTCTGAGTCTGCTTGCACAGTCTTTTTTAATATCCTCCAAGCTCCTCCCATGTATCCTCGATAGTGTATTGTCCACATTTTTTAATACTTTTAAATAGTTATTATATCTTGTTATATCAAAGTTATCCCAGTAACTGATAATTGCTAAGTTGATTTTAGGCTCTCTCATGCTATCCTACTACTCCGATATACATCAACACAAAAGTGATAGCTAATAATGCAGCAGAGAACACTAAAACGTCTCTCACAGCCTTTTGATCTTCT